ACCCATTTATGCTATATTCTTTATACTATAATAGGAGAAAAAAAAAGTATATAATTTAATTTGAATAAGCTAAACCACCCATACCTGAAAGAATACGGAGGACATTATAATTAACAGCATATATATTTATACTACCAGAAATAGATGTAACTCCTTTTGGAGTTACAGCTAAAGTAGCAGTGTCTATACGAGACATATTTAGAGTTCCTGAAGGTTGATGTTCTTCTGGTTTTAATGCAAAAGAATAAACATTAATGCCACGATTGAGAGGAATATTAGTATGATGTTGATATGGTTGGACAAGATTGAAATAATTACCTTTGCGAATACTGAAGCGATCTTGACCATTTAATTGTAATAGACAAGTTTCAAATGGATTTACATTTTTAGTATATATTCTTGCATCTTGTGAAATATCATATGGTTCAATATTATCAATTAAAAATCTATTTTCATATCCTGCAGCAACAGCAGCGGTACTTATATTTGAAGATACAAGATTGCTATTAGAAGAATAATTAAAATTAACATCATTTGGATATCCAAATGCAGTTTCTTCTGTTGCTAATAAATTTGAAGTTGGTAATCCAGTAGTTAAATCAGGTATAGTATAATTATACCAATATGAATTATAAGAGCTCATTTTAGCAACCCATACTAATTCCTTGCAAGGATGATTGAAACTTAACTTGATACGAGATCCAGATGGATTTAATGTTTCTTGTCCAGTAAATTGAAGTTGTTCAATTAGATATTCATGAGATAGTTGAGCGAATTTACGGCGTTCATCAGTATCTAAGAATATATAATCAACCCATAAATTCGGGCTTAATAAATTCTTTCCTGCTTCATTTGCCTCAGTTCCATTTATAGTAGAACCTAGTCTATATGTGCAATTTGCAAAAGTTTCAAAATCGATCTTTAGTTTGACTTCATGATATTGAAGAGCTATTAGAGGTAGAGCAAGACCAATATTGCGACAAAACCAGAATTCAAGAGGAATATATAAAGTAGTTGATACATTTCCTTCCTTTCCATCAGTATTAGTTGAATTATAACCATTATTTAATATATCACGATCAGCACCAACCATAGTTTCCCACGCAAAACGCTTACCAATTGGAAGAGATAATTCATTCCAAATATAAAGCCAATCGGAATAATGTTTATCTATTTGTTGTCCTCCAATTTCAATTGAAACTGCTTTTAATAAGCGGAGACCTAAATAATTAACATATGAATAGGTTCCTGGAGCAGTTAATGCGGGTATTCCTACTTCTAAATATGTGCGATGGATTAAATCGCCATTTCGTGATATTTGGCAAGAAACGGAATTTCCAAAATTTGCAAGACCGCTAAAAGTTTGTTGTATTGCTTCCATAGCAAAATTAGTATGTCGGCGATAAACAACTTTGAAAAAAGTAATTTGGGGATTACCAGTTAAATAAACATCCTGAGCACCATAAGCAACAAGTTGAAGAAGACCACCACCCATTTATGCTATATTCTTTATACTATAATAGGAGAAAAAAAATAATCCGTAAAATATATAAAAGCATAGTCTATTTTTTTTATTATTGTAATATGTTTAAAGACAAAACATCTAAAAAGAGATTTCAAAATATTGATATAACAAGAGATTTATCAACATTGGATGCAATGCATAATAAAATTATTAGTAATTATAACCAGAAAATAATAGATGATCAAAATTATATTGAGAAAATAAATAAATTAGAAATAAATTATAAAAATATAAATGATGAAATTATAAAATATTATAATAGCAATATTAAAAATGATCAATTATATTCTAATTTATGGAATAGTAATATTCAAATCAGGGAAGAATTGAAAAATATTCAAAATGAAATTAAAAATATTAATTATTTTGATGAGATTGAATATTATGAAAATACAAGTTCTATTTTATTTAATTATTATGAGATGATTGAAAAACAATCTCTTATTTCTTCTAATAAATATAAAACAAAATCTATTTTAGATTCGTTCAATGTCAATAAAGAAGAAAATAAAATTGAAGAGGAGGATTTGAAAACAGTTGAAAAAAGCGATTTAGTTGATCAATATTTATCTATTACAAATAAATATCATATCAAGAAAACGAATAATGATAATACTGAGATTTGCACGAAATGTAATATTCCTTTAATTTGTTTGCAACAAGATGCTATAATGATTTGTAGTAATTGTGGATATCAGGAATTGCTTTTAGTGGAACAGAACAGACCAATATTAAAACAAAATAATAAAGATACATCTCATTTCAGTTATAAAAGGATAAATCATTTTAGGGAGTGGTGCAATCAAGTGCAAGGAAAAGAAAGCACGGATATTCCAAATGATGTATTTGAAAAGATTTTGAATGAGATAAAAAAAGAGAAAATAATGGATACAAAGATAATAACATATTCAAAAATGAGGGAAATTTTGAAGAGATTAAGAATTAATAAATATTATGAACATATCAATTATATTATCAATAGAATTAATGGAATTCCTACACCTCAATTTTCAACAGAATTGGAAGAAAAATTATGTTCGATGTTTAGAGACATTCAAGGACCGTTTTTAAAACATTGTCCAAAAGATAGAAAAAACTTTTTATCCTATAGTTATGTTTTATATAAGTTCTTTCAAATATTAGGACTTAATGAATATCTAAAATTCTTCCCATTGTTAAAAAGCAGAGAAAAATTGTATATTCAAGACCAAATATGGAAAAAAATATGTGAAGAATTAAATTATAAAATTATTCCATCCCTCTAAACACCAAAGCCTATTAGGCGGAAACCAGCACCAAGTCCGACACCTTGGCGAGTTCCAGCAGCTATAGACGGAGAAACTATATCAAAGATAGAGAATAAACAAGCTGCGGTTAATGCTATCATCCATATTTCACTGAAGCGTAATTTATGTTCTGGTAGAATATATGCAGCTAGCGCAACAACCATCGCTTCTATAGCATATTTTAATAAACGCATAATTGCCTCCCATATGTCAAAACTATAAGTTGGCTGATTCATACTATTATAATAATAACATTTTTTATTTTTAATAAAAATAAAATTATATAAGAAAATTTTTATTTTATTATATATATATAAAATGGAAGATGTATTAGTTACAACAAAAGATAGAGATTATCTTGATGAAGATAAGCCAATTAAGGGTCAGAATTATTGTCTAGTATCTTTTCTAAGTCCAGAAGATGTTCTTAAGGAAAAAGAGGTTTATTATTTTTCACGATTTCTTGATCGATTTGGAAAGGATATGACAACACTTCTTGATGGACTTCAAAATAAATATCCTGATTCTGCCGATCTTATCAATACTATTCGAACAAATCATGCTTATATATTTGATGCTAAAGAGCTTGACGAACAATATAAATTTTTCAAAAATACCAATAGTGGAGAAATTGAAACTGATTTCCATAGAGAAAATAATTTCAGAACATCAATGAGAGGAATTAAAATCCGTGGTGTTTTTGATAGTGTTGATGAAGCCAAGAACCGTAGTGAATTTATCAAAAGATATGATAATAAGTTTGATATTTATATTTGCCAGGTTGGTTGCTGGTGTCCATGGTCTCCAAATCCCAATGATTTGAATGAACAAGAATTTTCAGAAACTCAACTAAATACTTTAATGAAGCAATACAAGCAAAATATGGATAGTAAAGATGAAGTTTTTGAACAACGAAAGGCTGATATGATTTCAAAAGCTAAGGTTAATAATGTTGCTGATGATCTAGCTAATCAATCTGACCCATGGTTAGCTAATAAGACTGTTAAGGAAGAGACAACAGAAGAGACTGCTACTCCAGAAGCTACTCCAGAAGCTACTCCAGAAGCTACTATTGAAAGAACTCTAAGTGATTAAGTTATTTCTTTATTTTTATATTTTCATTTAATAAAAATGAAATCTATAGCATTATTTATGTTATTTGTAGGGTCATTATTAATAATTAAAAGTTATTATGAAAGTAAATATATAAAACAGGCAGAACCAAAAACATTAATAAAATATTTGCCAATTTCACAATATGAGGAAGTAATGACAGATGAACAATCATTGGCTGACTTTTATAAAGGAATGTTTGAACAGACACAGCCAAATACATATGATTATAAAAAATATATAATTAGTAGTAGTGCTAATAATAATAATGTCAATCCTTGAAATTGGATATTTATTAATAGATAATATCAACTCAAAAACTGATATAAATAAGATAAAATTGATGAGTTCTGTGGGTAATTATAAAAAAGAAATTGAAAATAATAAAAAAATAGAATTAGAATTGAAAAACAAATATATGAATTTATATGAAAATAAGAGAATTAGAAATAAAGTTATATATGATAAATACATAAATGAAAATAAATTATTATTCAATAAATGGAAGAAAAATAATAAACCAAAGGATTTATATGAATATATATCACATAGAAAACCAGATTTAGAAGAAGTTGAAGATATATACACATTAAAATAAATCTTCTCCACTAAAATATAAAAATCCCATAATATAATTTAAAAAATTTATGATTACTGCAAACATTTCACCAATTTTATTGAATATATTTACTATATATAAATAAACATAATACGGAAATTTGAGTATCATCCATAAAATTTCAAATAAACTTAATATTAGAGCTATCATAGGAATAAATATAGTAACAAGAATTCGATTATAAGAAATTTTGAATATAGCACAATAAATAGCAGCAACAATTAAAATAAATATTAAAATTCCAATGATCGGAACTAATATTTCTGCTAATTTCCGAAATATTTCTTTTATCATTTCTTCTAATTTATTTAATTATATAAATTAGAATAATTAATGAAATCTTTCAGATTTAATATTTTTGCGTTTATTATTGCTTTTTCTATTGGTATTTTATATGTTTATATTTCAACTCCTAAGCCTGTTGTAATTATCAAATATCCAACTCCATATAATGCAAATAAAATTGTTTATAGAAATCCAAATTCAGAGATGTGTTATAAATATGAAGTCGAAGAAGTTAAATGTTCTCAAAATACAATTGAACAACCTATTATATAAATAATATAACTTTAAAATAGATATGAAAACCCAATATATAATTGATCGTTTGTTTTATAATGAATATGGTCAAATATTTATTAGTGCTCTGTTTGGTTTATCTTTAGCTTTATTATTTCATCGTGTATGTAAAGATAATTGCACTCTTTATGTTGCACCAAATCATGATGAAATTCAAAATAATATTTTTAAATTAGATAATAGTTGTTTTCGTTATAAGAAAGTTGCGGCAAAATGTAATAAAGACGCTCTAGAAAATAATGATGGAAGTTATAAACCATCTAATCAAATTCAACAACCTTCAATAATGGATAAACTATTTGCGTAAGAATGATTATTATATATATAAATTATAATAATATAAAAACAAGATGGCAACAATCGGAAAACCTAGTAATAATATTATGATTACTTCTATTGATAATATACCAGTAAAACAAAATGGAGATGCAGCAATAACTGATGACATGAATGATGATCCTATTGTCCGCGATGTTTTAAGTGAATTTGAAAAAGAACTCGCCTTAACAACTAAAAACAATTATCAAATTAATTATGATCAACAACAACCGCAACAGCAACAACCTCAACAACAACCTCAACAGCAACTACAGCAACCTCAATTTCAACCACAACCTCAGCAACAACAACCAAAAATAATAAAAAAACAAGATTTTCATATAGATAATGAGATTGTTGTTAAGGTTTTTATTATTTGTATAATTGTTGCATTAGTTACGAACCCTTTTATTTATTCTACTATTTTAAGCAAAGTTCCAGAGAATATATCATTGATTTTAGATAATTATAATTATTTTATAAAATTGATATTAATATTTATAATATTATATTTACTCATCTTTTATAAATGCGTATAGGTATTATGAGAATTGTCAAATGCTTCAAAATGAGTATTATCAGAATTTAAGCCTTGAATGCCATAAGAGTTTTTATCTTGTTTAATTTCAGTATTATAGCTAGTTTCATCATAAATATTATTTTGTGCTGCTTTTAATAATTCATTTGAAATATATGGAATTAGTTTGCTATTATCATTTTTATTTTCTTGAACATAATGATCAGGAATTTCAGGCTGATTTGAATACTCTTTTGGTTTAGTATCTCCAGAAAAGAATTTAAATAATGATGCCATTGGTGAATTTTCAGTGGTGCTGGTAGTTGTATATGGAGCTGGAGAAGATGAAAAATTTGAATTATTATCAAATGAAAGTCCTAAAGGATATGAAGCTGATGATGTAAATGCCTCTTTTTTCTTTTCTTCAGATGGTTTTTTATTTAATTTGCGTTGATAAAATTTAAAATAAATTATTAAAAATATTAGTCCAGTTAAAAATCCTATTATTTCATCAACAGTTAAAATTAAAAATAATATGACAATTGCTATAAACAATTGATTTATGGGGGTGCTTATAATTATGGGCAATTCAAAATCAACTATAATTACGAAAATTAAAATTATAACTAATAATACTCTTATTATATCTTTCAACATCTATTTATAAATTACATATAAAAAATAAATTATAATGAATAATGTTGAAAAAATATGAGTTTAATAACATCTCTGACAAATAGAGGTTATGTGATTAATAAAACTGAAGATAATAAAGAAGCTATCAATAAAATTAAAACAGAACTTTTAATTTCTCCAAAATCTTTTAATAATTCTTTCGCAGTTATTAAAGAATATCCTATATATCTCGAAAGCGACACGAAATTATATATTCCGAAGTGTTATGGAATTGAAAAATTTGGTTATCCATCAAAAGATAATCTCAGTTTTGGCGTTGATTGTCCAAATCTAGTTTTTAATGGTAAATTGAGAGATATTCAACAGGCTCCGATTGATGCATATATTGATAGCGTTATTAATAAAAAGAAGCTTGGGGGGATTATAAGCGTTCCATGTGGATTTGGTAAAACAATTATGGCTATTTATGTTGCCTGTTATTTTAAAAAGAAGACATTATTTATTTCTCATAAAGATTTCTTAAACGAACAATTTATTAATAGTATTAAATTATTTGTTCCAAATGCCAGAATTGGAAAGATTAAGCAAAGTAAAGTTGATGTCGAGGATAAAGATATTGTAATTGCAACTTTGCAATCATTGGCATTGAGAGATTATGATAATAAGATTTTTAATGAATTTGGATTAGTTATTATTGATGAATGTCATCATATAGCTTCAGAAGTATTTTCAAAAGCCTTTCGAAAAATGAATATTCGTATTACTTTAGGTTTATCGGCTACTTTAAATAGAAAAGATGGATTAAGAAGGGTTTTTGAATGGTATTTGGGGAAATCAGTTTATAAAATTAAAATTGATAATGAAGATTGTAATATGATTGTTAATCTTCATAAATATTTTGTCTATGATCTAGATTATAGTCATGTTAAAATGATGTATAATGGAACCCCTAATATCGTAAGTATGATTAATAATATTTGCAATTTTATGCCTAGAACAAGATTTATTATTAAATTATTAAAAGATGTTCTTGAAAAAGAACCGGAAAGAAAGATTTTAATTTTATCAGAAAGAAAAAATCAATTAAAAGAATTAGAACAATTCATTAAAAATGAAGAGATTGCATCATATGGTTATTATATTGGAGGAATGAAAATGAGTGATTTAGATATTTCAGCAACGAAACAGATTATTTTAGCCACTTATCAAATGAGTAGCGAAGGATTAAATATTCCTACTTTAAATACAGTCATTTTAGCCAGTCCTATTGGAGATATTCAACAATCTGTTGGAAGAATATTGAGAGAAAAAAAATCAGAAAGAAAATATATTCCATTGTGTATTGATATTTATGATAATTTTTCTTTATTCAAATTCAAAGGAAATAAAAGAATTAATTATTATAAAAATAATGGCTATAAAATCAATACTTATATTGATGAAGAATTGGTTGTAAGTGAAGAAGAACCATCAGAAAAAGGAGGAAAATGTGCATTTATTGAAGATGATGATTAGGGTTGTCATTATCATTCTTCTTCATTAATTGTTTGAATATTAATTTGATTGTCTATGATATCTAAATATTGATAATTTTTTTTTCCGAATGCTCGTGAAATACCAGTATCGCAATACCAAATTTGATTATCTCTGATTATAATTTTATCAGAACAAGTATGACCTAAGAACATATAAGTTAAATCGAGTTCTTTAAATAAAATTGCTGTTTCTTCTTTATTATTTTCTATTCTATTCCATAAAATACCATTAGAGCCAATGATGATATTATCGACAAGTTCTTTATCTTCTAAATTTATCTTTTCATTTTCCAAATAATTTTTCCAGATTTGATTAATATATTTTAAATCTTTATTATGTTTTTTTAGAAGATTAAGATGTGTCATATTAAAACGGGCATGACAAAATAATAAGTCTCCTATTTTAAAAACTAATGGTCTTTTTGCTAATATCATTGCGAGAGATCCTTTTGGTTTAAATAAATTAGCCCTTAAATCGGATGTGCTATTTTGAGAAACATAAGAAAAATCGCCAATAATATTCATAAGCTCATGATTTCCTATTAAAGATATACAATAACCACCTTTTACTCTGGCAATCATATTTAAATTTTCTGTGAAATAGATCATTTCATAATCTTTTAATTTCTCCCAATTTTCAGTAGTCATACGATTTAAGCTGTCAATTTGATCTCCTAATTGGACAATAATAGTTTCAGGTGGTTCAGCAATCCATTCGAGATTATTATTAATAACATTGGCATGAATGAGAATGTTTTTAAATCGTCTAACATCTCCATGCATATCACCAATAATTATAATTCTCTTATGAGACGGTAATTCATTTAAATAATCTAAATACATTCACTTTTAAATATAATTATTGATATAAAGATTTATTTTATATATCTTTTAATGATTTCAATCATTCTATTATTTTTTCTTTCAACAATTCAAGGATTTATTCTGCCTCAATTTGTTAGAGAATGGCACCCAATAGGAATTGAAAATAACATTGACAGAAGCAAACCATATGTATTTAATATTGGAAAATTACCGATGGTTTTATGGTATGATAATAATGATCCGATTTCAACTTTAAATATTTGCAAACATCTAGGGGCAAATTTAGATAATGCTATTATTAATAATGGTTGTTTGCATTGTGCAAATCATTTGACTGGATATAATCAAACCGATGCATTAGGGAAGGTTATTTCTAAAAATGGGTTGCTTTGGTGGAGTTTTAAGAGTTATAATAAAAATCCACCATCCAATTTTAAGAAAGAAGAAAAAAAACTAGATATTCATCATATTGATATTAATGTAAATTTATTGAATGTTATTTTAGAATTTATTCATAGTAATAATAAAATTAAGGCAATTGGGAGAAATAATAAATTTCTATTTCACGAAAAGTTGTTTAATGCAGAGCATAGATTTTATTATAAATATCCTTATTATTTGAAAGGATCAATTAATAAAAAAATTAATTATACTATAAACTTCTTACCATTAGAGGAAAATAAAACAAGACTATTTATAAGTATTGCAAATAATATTGATGCTAAAGTATTTATGAATTATTTTCTAAATGCAAAATTGAACAATCTTAATAACTATAATTTAAATAGTAATTTGAAATATATGATTATGTTAAAAGAAAATAATGATTTTATCAAAAAGGTTTATTTATTATTTGATAAATATTCATTTCCAAATGAATTCACGATTTCATGTTTTTATAAGTATCGACAATTTTATTAAAAAAATCTTATTTTTGTAAAACGGCTATAAATAACCCGTTATCAATTTTATTTAAAAAATGAATTTAATAATATAAATTAAATTAAATGGATTTATCAAAACTATCAAAAAAAGAATTATTATCAAAATGTGAAGAATTAGGAATTGCAAAATGCAAATCCAAAAATAAAACCGAACTTATTAAATTGATTAGTTCTATTGATGGTAATGATGGTAATGATGGTAATGATGATAATGATGGTAATGATGGTAATGATGGTAATGATGATAATGATGGTAATGATGGTAATGATGATGATATTATCATATTAAATGCAGATTGTATGATTGAATTGGATAAGATTGCTGATAATACTATTGATTGTGTTATTACGGATCCGCCATATTTTATAGATAAGCTTAATGATAAATGGTCACCTGCTGATATTAAAGATGATGTTAAGAATAGTCATATAAAACATTTGCCGAAAGGGATGAAATTTGATAAATCTCAAGTTAAGAATTTATTTGATTATTATTTGAAATTATCGAATTTATTATTTAAAAAAATGAAACCAGGAGCTTATTTTCTGTCGTTTTCATCGCCTCGCCTTTATCATGCAATTGCTATGAGTTGTGAAATTGCAGGATTTGAAATTAGAGATATGATAAATTGGACTTATACGCAAACAATGCCGAAAGGAATGTCAATTTCACATATCATCGAGAAAATGAAGATATCAGAAGAAGAAAAAAGAAAATTAATTGATGAATATAAAGATTTTAAGACACCTCAGATTAAATCATGCTTTGAACCTATTTGTGTAGCAATGAAACCAATTGGAAAATTAACATTTATTCAAAATGAATTAAATTTCAAAACTGGTTTATTAGATTTCTCACAAAAAGTAGGAATAGATACTGATAGAGTTCCAGCGAATATAATAACAACTGAAGAATATAATGAAGTTTATGATAAAAATTTCTTAATTTCTAAACCTACGAAAACAGAAAAAGGACAAAATAATAGTCATATCACAGTTAAACCAATGACATTAATCGAACATTTAATAAAATTATTCAGCAAAAAAGGAGCATTAATTGTAGATCCATTTTTAGGAAGTGGAACAACTGCATTAGCCTGTAAAAATACAGAAAGAAGATGTATTGGAATTGAAATAAATCCTGAATATTATAATATTAGTTTAGAAAGATATTCAAATAATTCTTTATAAGACAGAATTTGTTCTTTAGTTAGAATAAGCTCTTTTTTCTCAATCATTGTTTCTAATTTATTAGGTAATGGAATTTTTGTTAATGTATCTATGAAAATATAATTATCTCTATATTTTCCCTGAATTGGTGGTTGTAATATTAAATTTTCATTTGAACTATCAATTGAACCCGGATTTTTATGCCCCAATTGCCATAAAGAATTGGGAACATCAATATAATCAGCTTTTATTGTTGATTTAATTTTATCAATTTCATTATTTTTTTCTTCTTCTGTTCCATCAAACTTAAAATTCTTTCTCATTTTATGTTTATTTGAAATAGAATAAGGATAAATAATATATAATTTTCCTCTTTCTATTCCACTACTTGTTTTAATTCCCCACTGACTTTGTTTATTAAATAATTGAATACTATCTTTTGTTTTGATGTGAAATTTTTTTACAAACTTATCGCAAGTATCTCTATCCCAATATTTATTTTTATTTTCAAGCATAACAGAAAGAGCTATTCCATTTTTGGTTGTTATATTTGGAGCTTTCAATTCATTCATCTCACAAAATTCATTAAATTCATCTGGATATTTTAGAGGTAATTCAGTTATTTTATTAACATCAATCAATTCCATTTTTTTGATTTAATCTTAAATTTAAAGATTTTTAAGTCATTTTTTATATTTAAACTTTAATTGGGAATAGTTTATAATGAAGTTATTAATATTTGGTTCTAAAGGTTGGATTGGATCTATGTTTATTAATTATTTAAAATCCAATGATATCAACTTAATAGAAACAAATGCGAGGGCTGATAATGAAGCTTTTGTAAATGACATTATTTTATTACATTCTCCTTCTCATATTATTAGTTTTATTGGTAGAACTTATGGGGAAAATTGTAATACTATTGATTATTTAGAGCAAGATGGGAAATTGGTTGATAATGTTAGAGATAATTTATTTGCTCCAGTTGTCTTATCTATGTTAGCCCAAAAACATAACATTCATTATACTTATCTTGGAACTGGCTGCATTTTTAACAATGATACGAATGAAGAAAATCATTATATTTATGATGAAAATGACAATGCTGATTTTTATGGTTCATCTTATTCAATTGTTAAAGGTTTTACAGATCGATTAATAAAATTAAATACGAATGCTCTAAATTTGAGAATAAGGATGCCAATTGTTAATTATAATCATTCTAGAAATTTTATTACAAAGATTTTAAATTATAATAAAATCTGTTCAGTTCCTAACAGTATGACAGTATTAGATAGTTTTTTCCCAGCTATTTTAGATATGATCAAGAATAAAACAACGGGAACTTTTAATGTTGTCAATCCTGGGATCATATCACATAATGAAATTTTAGAAATGTATAAAGAAATTATTGATCCTTCATTTACCTGGGAAAATTTCACAATTGAAGAACAAAATAAAATCCTAAAATCAAAAAGATCAAATAATCATATG